ATCATCCATACTGTAGAAGTTAGCCTTAGTTATCACTTCCGGCTTATCTTGCTTAGGCGCAGCAGGTACTACAAATACATCACCTGCTATGCCTAGTGCATCTAGTGTGTTAGTTACTGACCTACTAGCCTGTCTGTTATCACTTGTTCTTACTATCAGTTTCTCTAGTAAGTTAAGTGCTGTTCTGTTACCGTGGTACTCTTGATTACTAAGTATGCTTACCAGTAACTCTTGTTCACAATCTGTTATGTACGGTCGTATGCTCATCGTATTACCTTCTTTGTTTAGTTGTTGCTTGTTAGTTGTATGTGTATAACTATGTCATACTCTGTCATACTATGTCTGCCATAGTCAGACACATCCCATGATACCCTACCACCATCATGTGTGCAATAGGTATTATTCCTGTACCTTACTACTACCTAGTAACCTACTACTACCCAGCTACTACCCACTACCCAGTACATACAAGGTATCGGAGGAAGTCAGTACTTACAAGGTATCTTAGCCCTTCTTGTTACCCCTACTCAAAAAGAATAAAAATTATATATATATACCTACTACCTACTATATATAGATAGATACTACCTAACTACTGCATACACCCGTAGTTAGTAACACAGTAATGTTGTATAAAACGGGTGTGATATAGGCGGGTGTGCGTGTGATGTGTCATAGTGTGTCTGTCTGTCATAGTGTGTCATAACCTGACATAGTCTGTCATAGTCTGCCATATCACGTGTGTGTATATAACTTACAATACCTACATGATACAAGATACCTACCTATATAGGTATATACCTACCAAACAGGCATAAAAAAACCGGCAATTAAACCGGTTTAGTTTACTTGGAATAACTTACATGATTACATCAATCAATCCAGACTTAACATGTCGTCATCATTACCCACTTCCTGCATTGAATTAATACGTTCTAATAACTTCCCAAGCATAGGATTATTACTCTCAGCTACCATGTCTAGAGACTTTAATAACATTCCAAGCATGTCATCGGATAGCAACGTATTACCTGCAAGCGATGTCATGTTATCGCGATACTTACCTACTTGATTAACTACCTTCTTATGCTCTAAACTAACATTTAACATTTCGCTAAACTTCCAAGATAGCACAGGCTCTATTACTTGGTTAAAAAACTCTGTTATGCTCTTACCGCTCAATCTAGTTCCATTAGCTCTTTCGCTACTAACAGATTTTTTAATCCAATCTAATAACGCGCCCTGATTAAACAGCTCCAAACTAATACCATTTGCTTCCTTATAACTTTTATTATCTAGCTCATTAGTGATTAATCCTTTTTGAATCTTTAATAATTCGTTTTTCAGCCATGTGCGAGTTACAGGCTCACTTAACAAGCTATCAAGCTCATTATCCGTAACAGCTAACATTATAGCGCCCTTGCTTATCTTTGCAGGAATATCGGGCTTGCCTGTTACCTTAACAGGTTTGAATGTAATCTTTAGTATCGTCTCACCGATATTTACAAGGTTACTATCCACACTGATAAGGTTACTTAGTTTTAATGCGGGTAATCCTGCTTTATTTATAATATACATAATCTTACCTATACCTTAGTATCTTAGTTAGTAATGGACTAACCAGCCATAATAACCTTAGTTGGTTATTGCATAGCTACCTTATAACCTTATAACCTTACACAGTTACAAAGTAGCTATACACTAACAACTAACCATTATCAGGCATAAACATAACTAATCCAATGTACCATCATAATCATTAATAATATACTTAACATCCTTTTTATTCTTATGCCGGACAATAGCCATGCTACTAAAGTATGCTCTAACTTCCTTATATACTTCTATATCCATACACTCTAACCTATCAGCTAATTCGGTAATAGTATAATACACTTTTTTAGCTGATTCTAAACTTCCGTCAGTCTTAGTACTAATAGCAATATCTATCTGTACCAATAAATCAGTAACTAACAAACTTTTAGTACTAACACTTTTAATCAACTCTTTTAAATCATTCATAACTACACCCTACCTTTAGTAATCCAATTAATAACAAAGTATAAAACTGTACCACCAACTAAGGTTAGTACAGTAAAAATACCGAATCCAGAAACCATGATAATCTTAATACCTAGTATTATCATGAATATAGCTAACGTTACTACGCAACTAATTATAAAACCAACACTATCAAAAAACTTATTTATATTCATACTTAATAGCTCCAAATAAAAACTAACTCAACAACTAACATGATAGAGCTAACTACCATGCTAACCAACCAAACAACTTGACTAACCATCAATCTAAACTTAACCATACCTTAACCTTACGCCATAAACTAATAAACATAATGATAGTTGGTAGCATTAACTTACATGCTACCAACTACCAACTACCAACTACCAACTAACGTACTACTATGGATTTACTTTTGCAGAGCCGTTGTAGTAAGCTGGGCTATCTTCTGGGTAAAAGATGGCGGCAGAGTAATAACTGCCATCACCAAACTGAACAATGTAGGTTTTTTCATTCCCCCATTGTTGTCCACCTGTATTGATAACTTTATATATCATGTCCTCAATGTTAAATTCCCCTACTAGAGTTTTTGCGAATGATTCTGCTTTAGTTGTCATGTCATTACCTTATAATACCATGCCAGAATAGCACAGCTTCCTCTATACTATAGCATATACTATGCCAACTATTAAAACACTATAGCTATCAGGTACTTACTAACAACTACCATAGAATATAACCTACCTACTACCCTAAAATAACCATACTTGCACTATAACAGGGCAACTAACGCACCAAAAATAAGCACAGCCAAATAAACCTATAATTATCCCTAACTTACATTATACCTATTGCACTATAACAGGGCAACTAACAAATAACCTATATAAATCAATAACTTAAAGGGGGGGGTAAACCCTTTTTAAGTACCTTGTAGGGTGTATATCCTATAGCTTCCCATTAAATTTACTAAACTTTTTTAGAACACTATTACATACCTAGTTACTAACTACTCTAATATACTACTCTCCCGTACTACTCTAATATACTACTCAGAGGTTACAAGACTCGAGCCACAATTGGTTAGTTGCGAACGATTCCCAGCAGTAAGGTAACACCCAGTACTAACCACGTTTCCTTATAGCGTAAGTTACAGGTTAGTGGGTATCATGTAACCTAAGCAATGACCGCGCAAATCCTTGGAACTCCCAGCACATGACCGTAACTAACCCACCTGAACCAGCTAAGCAGTACCTAGGTAACACAGCTCGAATACTAGAACTACTAGGTAATGGCCTTGCACCGGAACTTGTAGCTTCAGCGGCAGGAGTTAGTGCAGGATATGTTTCGCAGTTACTATCAGATACAGCCTTCGCTCAACAAGTAGCAACCTTGCGTTTCGATAACTTAGCAGTATCCACGGCACGAGATAAGCGTTACGATGCATTAGAAGATAAAGTACTAGAGAAACTAGACATGGCCTTAGATATGTGCTACAAACCTTTGGAACTTGTACGAGTTATGGCTGTAGTTAATGGAGCTAAGCGGCGCGGAGCTACTGCACCAGAACATACAGCTATAGGTAACACTATAGTCAACCTAGTTATGCCAGTACAAATCATGCAACGATTTACTACTGATAGTAACAACCAAGTAGTAGAAGTAACTAGCGGTGACTTAAAGCAAACATTAGTTACTATGCCTTCATCCATGCTAGCAGCTAAGCACGCTAATACCATAGCCTTACCTAAACCAAGAACTACTATACAGGAACTCCCTGATGACATTAACTCCTCCATTACTGTTACCAACAACCTCTGAATCAATCTCACAACTTGTAGATAGATTAGTGCTAGAAGTTATAGCAGAACAAGCGGCGCAACAACATAACAAAGAACTACTGGCAGCAGTAGATAGAGCGTTAGGTAGGGATGCCGCTAACAAGTACATATCTAAGGATAGAAAGAACGCAGAACTTATATTAATGAACTTAAGGATACAACTAGGGTGGCGAGACAAGTAGTATCATTAGAAGATGCCTTAGGGCTTACAGAACTAACAACTGAACAAATAACTACGCTGGCAGCAGAAAAAACTAAGGATGCTAGTTTCGAACAACAAGAAGTACATACTTTAGCAAGAACTAACCTTGACTTCCTAGCAGCACTAGCTATGCCGGAAGTTATAGAACATGAGTTCCCTGTAACTTACCTTGCTATCTGGACTTGGTTACTTGGGTTTGTAGCTAAATCTCGTGACTTTAGTAAGTTAGCACTAGGCTTACCTAGAGGTTTTGCTAAGACCTCACTAATGAAGATATTTATACTATACTGTATACTATTCACAGATAGGAAGTTTATACTTATAATAGCTGCCTCTGCCTCACTAGCTGAGAACATTATAGCTGATATAGTAGATATGCTTGATGAAGATAATATAGTTAAGGTATTTGGTAACTGGAGAGTAGGGCTAGAGAAGGATACTCAGGAACTTAAGAAGTTTGGCTTCAGAGGACGTAACATAATACTTAAAGGGATAGGTGTTGGTACTGGTGTTCGAGGTATCGTACTTAAGAACTCTCGGCCTGATGTAATGGTATTCGATGACATACAAACCAGAGAAGCAAGTGAGTCACAGATAGTAAGTACTGACCTTGAGAAATGGATGATAGGTACTTGCATGAAAGCCAAGGCTCAAACTGGGTGTATGTATATCTTCCTAGGTAACATGTATCCTACTAAGTGGAGTATCTTGCGCCGCCTAAAGCATAACCCTACATGGGTTAAGTTCATAGCTGGAGCTATCTTAGCTGATGGTACTAGCTTGTGGGAAGCACTTGTACCTATCAAACAGTTAGAAGAAGAGTTTGCTTCTGACTTAGCAGCAGGTTACCCAGAAATCTTTTATAGTGAGGTACTTAATGACGAACATGCAAGTACTAATAATGCTATCGACCTCAATAGGATTGGTGAATATAAGTATACTGATAGTATCTCTGCTGGCTCGTTCATTGTTATTGACCCATCTAATGACAAGTCTAATAGTGACCTTGTATCTATTGGTTGCTTTCACTTATATGAAGGAGTGCCAGTACTTACTTCTCTAATAGAAGATAAGTTAAGTCCAGGCGACACTATTAAGCAGGCCATATTAATGGCTACTAAGAACGGAACTGGCCTCATAGTTATAGAGGCTAACGCATACCAGTACTCACTATGTTATTGGTTTGAGCAAACAGCTATGCAGTTAGGACTTACAGGTATACAAGCTGTACCTATATACTCTGGTAGTCTTGCGAAAAATACACGAATACTTACCATGTTTAAACAGCTTATAGCTGGTGAGATAGTAATACACCCAGATACTAAGAGTCAAGTTTACAGCCAAATAACTCAATTTAACCCACTTAAGAGAGATAATACTGATGGTATATTAGACTTATTAACCTATGCTCCACGAGTACTTACCGAACTAGAACACCTCATTGTCATAAACTCCCCATTTGGTAATGAAGACTACGATACCAGTAAAGTATGGAGCATGGAAGATAACTGCCTGTTTTAACAACCTTGTACTACCAAGATACCCAGATACTTATAATATAAAGGATACTACAAATGGCTACAACCCCTACAACCGCATTACTTGTAAGTAAGAAAGCACAGGAAGGTATAGTTGCCTTCAAGAAGTCTTGTCATGACTTAACTAAGAAGCATTGGAACATACGTGACCAGATGCGAAATATTGATTTAGCTTACATGCGAGAGCTAGACCAAACTGGTGAACATCGTATAGCTAAGATAGCTAATCGTTATGGTGATGCTACTAAGTTACAAAACATTACAGTACCTATAGTTATGCCGCAGGTTGAAACAGCAGTAGCTTATCAATCATCAGTATTTTTATCAGGTAATCCAATATTTGGAGTAGTTGCAAGTCCCAAGTACGAAGATGCAGCTATGCAGATGGAGACTATACTTGAAGACCAAGCAGTTAAGGGAGGATGGACAAGGGAACTTAACTTATTCTTTCGTGATGGTTTTAAGTACAACATTGCAGCAGTAGAAGTTACTTGGGAATCTAAGGTAACAGCTTCACTAGAGACGGATACAGGTTACAGTACTACCGAAGGTAAACCTAAAGAAGTTATTTGGGATGGTAACGTAGTACGCAGGTTAGACCCTTATAACCTTATCTTCGATACGCGTGTAAGTCCTAGCCAAGTACACTCTAAAGGAGAGTTCGTAGGTTACATTGAGTTAATGTCAAGAGTTGCACTTAAGGATTATATTCATAAGTTACCAGATAAAATGGTAGATAATATAGTAGCTGCTTTTGAGTCAGGAAATATTAGCTATCAAAATTATTTTACTCCACAACTTAACTCAGAAGCTTTACTTAACAGGGATGTTCGCGCATCTACTAACTGGGAAGCTTGGGCTACTGCTAGTGAGACTCACAGCAAAATACAGTACCATAACCAATACGAAGTAACTACCTTATATGGTCGTATTATACCTAGTGACTTTGGTTTACGAGTACCTAGTCCTAACACTCCGCAAGTATGGAAGTTTGTATTTGTTAATGATATACCTATTTACATTGAGAGACAAACTAATGCTCACGGTTACTTGCCTATTCTTATATGCCAACCACTTGAAGATGGTCTTGACTACCAGACTAAATCATTTGCTAGTAACATTAAACCTATACAGGATGTAAGTAGCGCTTTAATGACCTCAGTACTAGCATCTAGGCGTAGAGCTATTAGTGACAGAACCTTATACGACCCAAGCCGTATACGTGAGGCTGATATTAATAACCCTAACCCTTCTGCTAAGATACCAGTAAGACCTTCTGCTTATGGTAAGAACTTAGCTGAATCTGTATTTCCATTTCCTTTTAGAGATGACCAGAGTTCTGTTATATTACAACAGTTACCTATGTTCACAAGTTTTGCTGATACTATCAGCGGTCAAAATAAGAGCCAACAAGGTCAGTTTGTTAAAGGTAATAAAACACAGCATGAGTATGCCGATGTTATGAGTAATGCTTCTAGTAGACCTCAATCTATTAGTATAGTTATTGAAGCACAAACATTCTCACCACTTAAAGAGATTCTACGCTTAAACATACTACAGTTCCAAGGAGGTACAACCTTATATAACGGTAATCAGAAACAAGAAGTTGCTATTGACCCTATAACTTTACGTACAGCTGTTACTCAGTTCAAAGTATCTGATGGACTTACACCTAGTGATAAGCTTATTAATGCAGATAGTTTTCAAGTAGCTTTACAGATACTAGGTAGTTCTCCGCAGGTTTCATCGCAATATAACATGGGTGCTTTAATCAGTTACCTTCTGAAGACTCAAGGCGCACAAGTTAGTGAGTTTGAGAAACCTCCTGGTCAAGTACAATATGAGCAAGCTGTACAGCAATGGCAACAAACTATAATGCAAGTTATGAAAGATAACCCAGACATTAAGCAAGAACAGTTACCGCCTCAACCACAACTTACACAGTTTGGTATGAACCCAGACGGGACTCCTAATAAAACAGGAGTATCTAATACCCCAGCACCTACTATCATAGAACAGATAATGGGAATGGGAGCTAGTAACCAGCAACAACCACAACCACAACCTGGCCAGTAAGTACCTTATACCCTGGCCACTTAGGAGATACAACAATGATACCAAGTAACTTAGATAAACCAATTAAAGTAAGTACCTTTACTTCTTATGACCTTAGTGCTAAAGATACTATAGAAGGTCAAATACTAAGTACGTTACAAGAAGCTGTACTACAGAATGAACTTGTAGGCTTAGCAGAAGAAAAACTTAATCTTAAGTACGATGCTAATAACCCTCTTACTTACCTACAAAGAGAAGCAGAACTACAAGGTCAGATAGGATTACTAATATATCTAATTGAAGTATCTAACTGTAGTAAGCTAGGGTTACAAGATAAGGCTTCTGGTATATATGAGGGAGAAGATGCAGGGTTATATAACTACTAGTTACAAATAATAATGATACATAGGATACTAAGCTAACCAGATACAAACGATACTTACGGGCATTTTGCCCAGAACCTAACTAGGAAACTAATAATGTCTTTATTTAATATGTTCAAATCAGCTACACAACCTACTGCTCCAACTTCTGCTGATGTTAATCCAACAGTTCCAAATGCAGCTAATACTCCAACTATGATTGACCCAGCTAACCCTACAGCAGCTCCAGCATCGCCAATGGATACTTACAAGGACTTATGGCAACCTGATGCTAGTCCAAGCGTAGAACAACTTAAGTTACAGCAACAAGCACAAGACCCAGCTAGATTCATGGAAGCTGCTAAACAACTTAACTTTGCCAGTATTATACCTCCTGATACTATGTCTGCTATTGCACAAGGAGGTGAGGGTGCTACCAAAGCTTTCGCAGAAGCTATGAATCATGTAGCACAAGCTACTTACGCTCAATCAGCACACGCTACTGATAAGTTAGTTAGTAACGCAATGACTCAAGCAGAAGCTAACTTTGCTGCTAAGTTACCAGAACTAATGAAACGTCACAATGTTAATGATGCTTTACGTACAGAAAACCCTGCTTACAATTTACCTGCTGCTGCGCCTATCATTGGAGCATTAGAGCAACAACTAACAAAGAAGTTTCCCAACGCTACAACTACTGAAATGAAAGGTATGGTAAATGATTACCTTACTCAATTTGCTTCAGCAGTATCACCAGCTGTACCTACACAACAAGCTGCTAACGCTCAAGGCGAAGTAGATTGGATGACCTTACTAGGTCAGTAGTAATATAGCACAACTCTTTAGATAAGGTAGTTATCTTATAAGGTAATTATCTTATCAACATCATTTGATTCTAATTAAGTTACAAGGATACTACTCATGGCATTACCTATTACTAACGCTTACTCAGCTGGCGGTATAGCTGGTACATTACTTTCATATGCTGGTGGCACACAAGCTAGCATCATGGGGTTACAAACAGACTTAGCTCGTAAGAGTTTTAGTGCTACTATTATGCGCCTTATGCCTAATGGTACTGCTACGCTTTTCGGCTTAACTTCTATGTTAGGCGATGAAATAGCTCTACAGTATGAGCATGGTTACTTCGCTAAGACTATGATTTTTCCTAGTTTTACTTTAAACGCTGCTCCAGGCTCTGCAACTACTGCTGTTCCTATGAGCACTCAAGATACTCTTGCTTGCGCAGCAAATGGTACTAATAACTTAGTTCCTGGTATGGTAATGCAAGTTATGAATACTACTGGCGTACCTACAGGTGAAGTAGTTATTATTGAAACCGTTAACTCTGGTACTGGTATCACTGTTTCACGTAATGCTAGTAACCAAGGTTCAGGTACATTAACAGTAGCTTTGGCTTCTGGTATGACTTTATACCAAATTGGTTCTGCTTACGCTGAAGCAAGTAACAGACCTGCAGCTCTTGGTATTATGCCTGTAAGATTAAGTAACTATACTCA